TCAGCCCAATCGCCTGATCCTCGCCAGTAGCCCCTTCACATTCGACACCCTCCACTGACCACCGCGTCGGGTTCGCATCCCACGGGCACTGAGCTCGGTCGCGATAGCGCGGAGTGAAGTGTGCCCCTTGCCCCAGATGGCCCGAACCACCGGCGCGAGGTCCTCGGCAAACCGGTCCGCATTGGCCGAGACAGCCTTCCTGAATGCCACCCCGCGGTTCCCTGCCCGCCTGAGCGCAGCTGCTCCGTTCGGGTTGCCGAGCTGCACGCCCCGCGCCTTTGCTGCCGCGAGCGCCTCTTTCGTCCGCCGTGAGATCGCCTCCCGCTCCTGCTGGGCCACGAGGGCCATGATGCCGACGGTAAGGTCGTTCGCCTCCGGCATGTCACAGGCGAGGAACCTCACTCCACTGTCCCGCAGCGTCAGTAGGAACGCCGCGTTGCGGGAGAGCCGATCGAGCTTGGCGATGACGAGCGTAGCGCCAGTGAGCCGCGCCAGATCGAGCGCCTTCTTCAGCTCCGGCCGATCCGCCTTCCTCCCGCTCTCGACCTCCGTGATCTCCAAGCGCTGGACCTGATACCACAGACGAACTCTGGTCGAGGCAAAGATGCGCTGCTTCCTTCATCTTCTGGGTCCGAAACTCAACGGATCCTGAGCCTAGCCGCCCGACAAGGCGATGACTCTACCGAATGGGGGTTTCGGCGGGCTGGCTTGCGGGCAGGCCCAGAAGACGGGAACCCTGCCGGGCGCTTCTCCCACTGGTCCGAGAAGGTCGGTGAAGACGACGATGGCCGACGGGGCGCCGCGTGCGGCTTCCCGGATGGGCTCGGCGAAGGAGGTGCCGCCGCCGCCCCGGAAGCGCAGGGCGAGGAGTTCCGCCATCAGGGTGACGCCCGACAGCTGCCGGTCCAGCTGGATGCCGTCGTCGAACACGATCAGACGGAGCTCCGCGCCCGTGCGGCGGCCGATACCCGCGATCTCGGCGCCGAAGCGCTGCAGCATGGGCCGGTTGACCGATCCCGACACGTCCATGCAGACCGCGATGCGGGGGGCGACCCGGCCCCGCCGCACCCCCGGCTGGTAGGCCGGCGCCTGGCCCCCCCTCGCGCGCGCATCGGCGTCGAGCGCGAGCCACCGCCGCGCGGGCCGGTCCCAGGCGGGCTGCGGCACCTCGGTGACGGCCTTGGTCACAAGGCGCCGCAGCACGATCTCCCACGGGACACGGGGCCGGGGCAGATCGGCCAGCGTCAGGGCGTGCTTGCCCAGCCCCTTACCTGCCAGTGCGCTGGCGCTGAGGGCCCGGCGCAGCCGCGTGTCCCACTCGGCGTCTCGGATGTCGTCGCGCGGGGGCCGCACCGTCGCGTCAAGGTCGCCGGGCATCCCGCCGCAGACCTCGCGCAGCGCGTCGGCCATCGGACCGCCGCCCTCCAGCACGTCGGCGAGGGCGGCATATAGCGTCTCGGCATCGTAGCGCGCGAGTATCGCCTTGGGGTCAGGGGGCAACCGTCCCTTCGCGTGCCGCAGCACCATGGACAGCGAGACAAGGTGCGCCGGCAGCCTGTACTGTGCGAGGGCAAGCGTTTCGTTGATGAGAAGATCGGTCGCCACGTTGAACAGCGCATGGTTGTACCGTGACCCGAGGCGTGTCTTCAGCGCCCGCCCGCGCGGAAGATGCCGGAAGGCCACGTGCATGATCTCGTGCGCGCAGGCGGCTACCTGTTCCTCGATGGTCCAGTCCGCGAAGTCCTGACCGTAGTAGATCGTCTCGCCGTCGGTGTAGGCGGGCGCGATGTCCTGCCGCAGCCGGATCAGCGTCGGCGTGCCGGTCTGGCCGTGCAGGAACAGCGTGACCTGTTCGGGCGTGGCATCGCGGTGCCTGCACCACAGGGCAAGGCTGCCGAACCCCGGGTCGGTCTCGACCAGGCGCTGGAGCGCGGCGGTCGCCCGGGTCGAATGGTCCTGCGTGGCCAGCGCCGCCCGCGCCGGTTCAGGCGAGACCCAGGCCCTGACGCGCCGAAACATGGGACTTGTACTCCGGGTTCTGCAGGATGCGGTCGGCGAGACCCGCTGCAAGACAACGTCCGATCAGCATCTCGAAACCGGCGGTCGCGATCTCGCGGAGCGGCATCGACGCGAAGAACCTGTCCTGCTTGCGCAGGGTCCCCAGGGCGCCGATGTCGAGCACCGTCTCGACGCAGGCGTCCACATTGGTGCTGCGGACCGCGGCAGCCACCCCGAAGATCACCGCATTCAGGCCATGCAGGGTCGCGGGGTAAAGTGCGGCGCGGGCCCGGCGCGACGTGTCGAGCATCTTCAGCACATCGACATTGGCCTCGATGTCCTCGGCCACCTCGAGGAACTGCGAGGCCGCGGCGGTTCCGATGACGCCGGACACCATGACGCGGCGCATGTCGCGGTCGGCGACGTGGGACATGATGCGGCTGACCCGTTCCCAGGACCGCGGGGTCGCCGCGATCAGGTGATCGGCCGCCATCGACGCGGCGAGGGTTTCCAGCATGTCGGGCCGGGTGCGGATGAACGCGATCACCGCCGGGTGCAGGCCCTGCGGCACGGCGAAGCTGTCGATCCAGTCCGCGGGGTCGGCCGCGATCACCATGTGGACCAGCCGGTCGGCGAGCGCGCTGCCCATCTCGTAGGCCACTGCGCCGTCCTCGACCCGGTTGCCCGCGGCAAGGATGAAGGTCGCGTCGGGGATGCGGTGCAGACCCACCCGGCGTTCCTGCAACAGGCCGTAGACCGTCGGCTGCAGCATCGGGGATGCCGACGTGATCTCGTCCAGGAACAGGACCGCGGGCCCCTCGTCGCGCGGCAGGTCCTCGGGGCGGTACCACTTGGTCACCTGCGCGGCGTGGTCGTAGTAGGGCAGCCCGCGCAGGTCGGCCGTGTCGATCTGGGTCAGCCGGACGTCGTACAACGGACCGCCCAGATGGGCGGCCAGCGCCTCGGCGATGCGGGTCTTGCCGACGCCGGGCGGACCGTGAAGCATCCACGACATCGCGTAGCCCTTATCGCGCTGCATTGCCCACCCGGTCTTGAGCACCCGCAGCGCGGCACCCGCCGGAACGCTCATGGCATTCACGCTCATGGGACCACCTTGTGTTTCTTCTCGAGCTTCGCCCAGGCCGTGTCGAAGCCCGCGGACAGCGTGGCGGTGTCGTCCGCGGCATGGCGGGCGATGGCGTCCGCGATCAGACGGCGATGGGTCAGGGGCGCGACGCGTCCCGCCTCGGTCAGGGCCGGGCGGGCCGCAAAATGCCACATGTCGCCGACCCACAGCGCCATGAACCCGGCGCCGGTCACGTGCAGCGAATACAGGTCCGACGCGGGATCGGTGACGCCGAACGCGCGGACCCGCGGACCGTCGTCGGTGTCGATGGACGTCAGCCGCAGCACCAGACTGCCCTCGCCCGCGGGCAGTTTCCAGATCGCCGGATCGGTGTCGAGGAACGGGTTCCGCGCCTCGCCGTCCAGGTGGAACGACAGCCGGAAGGCCGCTTCGAACACATCGCGCTGATCCCACCGCAAGCAGGCATCGCTGGCATGGGACAGGGCATCGGGGTTGGTCAGGCGCGGATGGCGCGCCATGTGCATGGCCGTCAGCGGACGGACACTCATCGTTCGGAGCCGCAGAACCCCCGGCGCATCATGCGGGAAAATGCCTGCCAGCTCGCGACGGCGCCGCCCGGCCGGGGTCGTGCCGGACCGCGTGATGAAGATCGTGGTCCGATGGTTCGAGAACCCCCCAAGGTCGCCGGACTGCGGCAGTTTCAGCCGACCGAACATGGCACCGTCGGCGATCTGCGCGTCGAGCCCCGTCGCGGTCTCGGCCTTGGCCGCCTTTTTCGCGCGGCGCGCCGTGGTCTTTTCGGCCAGCGCGACCGCCTCTGCATAGGGCGCACCAAGCAGGGCGGCGACAAGCGGTTGCTGGTCCAGCGGCACTGTCAGGCCAGACAGAAGTGGATGCGCAGGGTGAAATGGCGTGTAGTCCAGACCGGCAAGGCATTCCGGCGGCACCGCGGGCGCCATCGCCACAAGCATTTCCAGAAGGCCACGCAACCACCGGTCAAGGTCCTGTTTCGTCTTGAAGCTGGGGTCAGTCGAGACAGGCCGCTCAATGGTCAGCTTTCCACCGCGATCGCGCTCGATCCGGATCCCGACATAAGCCCCCGGCCCGCCAAGACCGCCCCGCATGTAGGGACCATGCTGGTTCACATAGGCACTGAAGCTTCCGTAGCGGCCATCCCGGTAGAACACCTGGCCGCCGAGCATCACCGCGCCATCGAGGTCGATCGCGCACAGCGGAGCGGACAGACCATTGATGCGCCGCCGCCGGAACTCGGCCCGCAGCTTCGGCAGCACCGACGGACCGCCGGCGAGAAGTTCGAGCTTCTCGTGACCGGAGAGATGCGCGATCGTCGCGAGCGCGTCCTGTGTGACGGGCGAGACCTCTGAGGAGCTGGATATCCCTTCGCACTCGCCGCCCCGCGCCAGAACGATCCCCCACACATCGCCCCGGTCGTAGAACCTCGGATCACTACTCAGCGCCGTTCGCCCGTAGGCCAGGGCCGGTCGGAGGTAGGCGGGGGACCCGACAAGCCGCAGCGTGTCCGGCGACCGGCCCTTGGCGTCCAGCTCGGCCCAGCGGGTGGCAAGCCGGGCGCGTTCTGCAGCGCAGTGCGCGTCGAACGCGGGGATGTGCGCGGCCGCGCCCGCGTCCGCCAACGCCGCGCGTGCCGCGGCCTGGGCGGCTTCGAGCGCGGGAAGATCGTCGGGTAGCGTGACGTCGATCACCTGGCTGGCAAAGGCCGCCCGCAAGCGCGGCGCGTCCCCGCCAAAGCCATGGACCCGCACATCCAGCGGGAACCCGTCCGCCCCCTTGCCAAGCACGCTGATGGACAGGACTTCGCCTGACTGCTGCACTTGGATTTCCCGGACCGGCGTTGCGGCCGATGGGAATTGCTGTGGCTCAGCCTCACGGCCTGAGCCCTTGGCCGCGGGAACAGGGGGTGTCTCCACCCCTTGCAAGGACCTGGGAGAAAAGATGCGCTCAAGAAATCTCATCGGACTAATCTCCGGCCTCACACGGCTGGGATTACTGCCGAGCATGGCGCAATCAGGGCAAGCGCGGGGCATTGTTGCAGTGACTGTTTCAGGACTTGGCTGCGGCTTAAAATCTGCTTGCAGCCTCGCGTCGGCTCGCACCGGCGCGCCCGTTGCATCTGCGGCGGATCGGGCTGGTCGCCATCGGACGGGCGCTCGAAGTGGACGTCGCTCTTGTCGATCTGCGCTTCTACTGGGCAGCGAAGGTCTGAGAGACAACTTCGGCAGGCTGGCGGCGACCCTTGTTGGCGACAAGCCCTGCAACCTGGTCCGGCACCCTCTGGAGCAGTGCCCTGACGTTCGACACGTGCCACGCACCGCCGCGGCGCGTTCTGATCCCGCGGGTGGTCAGTTCGGCCGCAATGGCACGAAGCGAGAGGTCACCGTGGGCGCGGATATCCGCGAGGACTGGCGCGAGGTCACGGGCGAAGGCGTCGGCGTTCTTCGCGACCGCCGCACGGAGCGCTGCACCGCCCTCCCCTGCGCGCCTCAGCGCCGCCGCCCCGTTGGGGTTGCCGAGCTTCACACCACGCGCCTTCGCGGTTGCCAGCGCCTCCTTCGTCCGGCGACTGATCGCCTCGCGCTCGGCCTGTGCCACCAGCGCCATGATGCCGACGGTCAGGTCGTTGGCCTCGGGCATGTCAACGGCGAGGAAGCGCACGCCGCTGCCCTGCAGGGTCAGGAGGAACGCCGCGTTGCGGCTCAGGCGATCCAGCTTGGCGATGACGAGCGTTGCCCCGGTGACCCTGGCAAGGTGCAGCGCCTTGGCCAGTTCCGGCCGGTCTGCCTTGCGCCCGCTCTCGACCTCGGTGAACCGGGCGAGGACCTGCGCGCCGCGTGTCGCCGCGAAGTCCTCGATCGCCTTGCGCTGCGCATCGAGGCCGAGACCCGATCGGCCCTGCCGGGCCGTCGACACCCGCTCGTAGGCGACGAGCCTGCGGCCGTGGCTCACGCCCGTGCCCGCATCCCCACCATCCGCCATGTCCACACCTGCCTGACGTTCGTTGCGCAGGTCTGTACATCGCTCGCACCGGGCAGGAAGTGTAGCAAATTCATTGGCCTGCGGTGCGGACGTCGACCATCTCGTTTATCGGGATGACGCAGGGGGTCGCATGTCAACCGCCGCATTCCGTGCGGTGCATCAGTGTCTGAGCGCCCGGCCTGCGACGCTGAAGACACCGCCACAGGCCGAGATTACTCAGTCCACTCGTCAGCACTGGTACTCGACGACGGTTGAGGTCCGCCATCAGCAGATTGCTACGCCAGCACGCATCACACGCCTGCAGAGATGGCTCAGACCTGCTTCCAGCCGGACGGTAGCCGGATTGCGTTTTCATCCTCGACAGGGTTCCCGTCCCGATCCCGCACCGTGCCCTCAAGGCCTGTGTATGCGCTATCCTCGCCACCGATGATGATCCGGACGACCTTCAGCTCGTTGTCTGGCAGAGAGGAGACGCTCGCCACCCGCGACCGCGACGCCGGCGTGATCCCGAGCTCGGCCATGTAGCGTCCCATCAGTTCCAGCTGCTTGTTCGACACAGAGAGCCATGGCGACTGCTGAACGTAACCCGAGGGCGTCTTCAGCATGACCGGCGTCTCCTTCAGCTTCTCCTCGGCCTCGACCCATCGCGCGTAGGCCTGGCAGTAGGCGGCGAGCGCAGCGCGATCGACCGTCGTCAGCACACCCATATCGTAGAGCGTCCCCGCGATCCGATCCCACTCGGCCTTCGCGACAGCAGACAGATGTGGCGGGCAGTCGGGGAGACCCTCCGGAGGACGCGGTTCGGCATGGTTGTAGCCGCGCTTTCCAGGGTTGCCGCTCACACGCTTGACCGCCGTTGGAAGCGGCTTCCGGCCGCGCATCAGTTCCGACCCCCTGCCCTGCCATGAGGATCGGCGGCAATCAGGGGGTCGTCAACGGCACCGAGACACCCGGCCTGTCGCGCCACAATGCCGTCGATGTAGGCGGCAAGCTTCGCGCTGCCCTCCTGGCGATCCACCACCTCGATCGTGGTCGCGGAGACGTGCTCGTGCCGGTCAGTCTCCCGCCAGCCGGCTTGGGTCTTCAGGTAGAAGATCATCGAGGTGGTGTCGCCGGCGCGGGCCTTGGTGATCAGGCTTTGTGCGATGGCACCGATGGCCTTGGCCTTGCCCCGTTTATAGCGTTCGGCGATCTCCGGATCGCGGTCGACCATTGCAAAGAACGTCGTGCGCCCGATGCCGAAGTAGTCGGCGATCTGTTCCGCCGTCAGCACCGCGGCAAGGGTCTCCACCTCGGCCTTCTGCGCGGGGGTGAGTTCGAGGTGCTTGCGGCTCATGGGAGCGCCCTTCCCCCGGACACAGTCGGCAGAATTGGCAGGTGCGCCGTCTGACCAGCCAGAACGTGCGCCAGAGACGCGAGGCGGCAAGCCGAGTTCCAGAGCATCACATGACGGGATTTTGACAGGCGCGTCATATTTCCTCCCCAACGCGCTCAGTGGAGACCTCGGCGAAGCTGCTCCCCTGCCCCTCCAGCACAGCCTCCTGCCCCGTGAACGCCTCCCACCGGCGAACAGCGACGTCGACGTAGGCCGGGTCCAACTCCACCGCGTAGCACGCCCGTCCTGTAGTCTCGGCCGCGATGATCGTGCTTCCCGATCCGGAGAATGGCTCGTAGACCGCCTGCCCCGGGCTCGAGTTGTTAAGGATAGGCCGACGCATGCACTCCACCGGCTTCTGCGTGCCGTGGATCGTCGCGGCGTCCTGGTCGCGGCTCGGGATGTGCCAGAGGGTGGATTGCGTGCGGTCCCCGCTCCAGTGGCCCGTGCCTCCCTTCCGGACCGCATACCAGCAGGGCTCGTGCTGCCAGTGGTAGTGCCCGCGGGAGAGGACGTGCCTCTCCTTGGCCCAGATGATCTGCGAGCGCACGTCAAAGCCCGTCGCCACGAGGCTCTCGGCCACGGTGGTCGCATGGAGCGCCCCGTGCCAGACGTAGGCCACGTCTCCGGGGAACAGCGCCCATGCCTCGCGCCAGTCCGCCCTGTGGTCGTTCAGGACCTTGCCGGTACGCTTCGTTTCCGACGCCCCGGCCCTGTTGCGCCAGTCGGGGTCGTAGTTCACGCCAAACGGTGGATCGGTCGACATCAGATGCGGCCGGACACCGGCGAGGAGCCGTTCGACGGTTGCGGGGTCCGTCGAGTCCCCACAGATCAGCCGATGCCGGCCAAGGACCCAGACATCCCAGAGCCGGGACACCGGCACCTCCGGCGGCTCAGGCGTCTCCTCTTCCCGCGGGTCGGGCTGACCCCGGTTGAGGAGAGCGTCGATCTCGCCGGCGTCGAAGCCGAGCGTGCCGAGGTCCACACCCAGTTCCGACAGGTCGCCGAGTTCGAGCGCGAGAAGTGCGCTGTCCCAGCCGGCCTGCTCGGCCAGCCGGTTGTCGGCGAGGATGTAGGCCTTCTTCTGCGCCTCGTTGAGATGGCCAAGCTCGATCACAGGCACCGTGGCGAGCCCGAGCGTCCGCGCCGCCATCACACGGCCGTGGCCGGCGATGATGCCGTTCTCCCCGTCGACGAGCACCGGGTTTGTGAAGCCGTACTCGCGGATCGAGCCCGCAATCAGCGCAATCTGCGCCTCCGAATGCGTTCGGGCGTTCCGCGCGTAGGGGATCAGATCGCCCACTGCCCGGTGCTCGATCCGGAGTCCCTGCCCCTCCGCGAGTGCCCTCGCGTCGCGTATCGCCTTGCCCATTGCCCGCCTCGCCCATGGACCCCCGCCTTCGGAATTACGCGGGGGTGTCTCTGCCTCGCGCGGAGTATATCACGCGAGGTAAGGCATTGTAATCATGACAATAAGTGACAAGAGGCGTAGGACGGCGACAAAGAGCGACGTTCGCCGCGGGTGGGTCAAATCGCGTGGACACGTTGGACGGATTGGACACGAGAATTCATTTGTTGCTTACGCGCGCGTACGGGTGGACTAATGGTCTCTTGTGTCCAATCCGTCCAATCCGTCCATCGCCGCAATCAGGCGTTTGACTTGCGGCACGCGCCAAGGTTGAACTTTGGCAGGGGCTTCGAAGGGGAGGTCGGACGCCCATGGGTCACAACACACTCGGTATCCTGCCGGGCACACGACGATGGCGCGAAGTCGTTGATCTCATCGACCGCGGGGCTGCCACAGTGTCCGTGGTTTCGGCGAGCGCCGCGGCCGCCGAGAAGTCCCTAGTGAGCGCTGCAAACGACCAAGTGTTTGTCGAGGCCGTCCGCCTCATGCTCGCCATCCCACTGGCGGCGAGATCGACAGACTTCGGGGACGCGCTTCGCCGACTTAACCTTGACATCCGTGGGCAACCTACACTGCTCGACCTCACGCTAGCGGCGGCCGATCGGCTGGATGAAGTCGGACGGCATGCCTCCAATCGCACCGACTTCGGTGACCTGGCGGGCCGTGCACTGAACCGGACCCTCAACACATTCATCGGCGACAGACTGCCGGGGCTATTCGAAGCCACGACGGAAGAGGTTCAGGCGACAGCGAGACAACTCTCCTCAAGCGTGGCAGTCCCGGAGTATTGCCGCGGCTTCTTTGGATATCTCCTGAGCGAGACTTTGAGCTACTGGCTCGACCGAACACTATCGACGCGCATTGGCGTTGGTCAGCGGTTCGAGAGCCAGGGAGACCGGACGATGTTTGACCGGGAACTTGGTCAATTCGTTTCGGAGAACACCCGCATCATCAAGGAATTCTCAACAGGCTGGTATGGGAAGACCGCCTACCAGAAGGGGTTCTTCGACACTGAGGATGCGAGGACTTTCGGAGCTGTGGCGATGAAGAAGATTGTCTCGGAACTTCGTCGGAGGCAAGCGGCCGATGCCTAATGCGGTGGTCGAGGTGGACGGTCGCACGGAACCTCTGGTCGTGCAGATCAACGGACAGAGACCGACATTCCGACTCAGGTCCGATGCAATCGACAAGCATCTTTTCCGGAACCTGGATGACCGTCACCTCGATTTCCTCGAGATCGCTTCTGCCGTCTTTCATGCCGACGGAAGCGTCCCCCGCGGCGGCGCAACACGGCCCGACATGGGTCAAGACTGGAGACGAAGCTTCCGTTTCACGTTCCATGTGCGCGATCTCCAGTTCTGGGGCGATCGGTCAGTTCGGAGCGCGCTGGTCAATGCAATCGAGTTCCTCACGGAAGATCGGGTGTCGGTGGAATTTGCCCGGCTGGAGGCAACTGGTGACGAGCAGGAGTATCTGCCCCTCGCGCGGGAGTCCCCGATCTTTCAGGCAGACAGGGTCATTCTGTTTTCCGGAGGGCTCGACTCGTTCGCCGGCGCTCTCGAGACGCTCGATTCCACCGCCGAAAGGGTGGTTCTCGTCACCCACCGATCCGCCCAGAAAGTAATCCCGCGGCAGCATGAACTTGGAGGGTATCTGGCGAGCCGCTTTCCGGGCCGGGTACTTCACTTGGAGATCATGGCACGCCGGGTGGGACAGGAGGCCGTCGAAAGCACTCAGCGATCAAGATCCCTGCTCTTCAGTGCATTGGCTCTTGCAGTTGCGCACGGCTTTGGCGCAAAGCGCATCGACTTCTTCGAGAACGGCATCATCAGCCACAACTTGCCGCTGTCCCGGCAGATCGTAGGTACAATGGCGACGCGGACGACCCATCCGCTTGCGCTCAGGCATCTCTCGACGCTGCTTGACCTAGTTGGACCGGCGCACATTCCTATCGAGAATGTCTACGCCTGGAAGACGAAGACAGAGGTGGTGCGTCGGATTGCCGAGCATGGTGGCCAACAGCAAATCGCCGAGACTGTCAGTTGCACCAGCGTTCGTGAACAGAACTCTCGCCACACACATTGTGGAGCCTGTTCGCAATGCCTTGATCGCCGGTTCGGCATCCTGGCTGCAGGCCTCGGAGAATTCGATTTTGCGGACAACTACGCGACTGAGGTCCTGTTTGGATCTCGCGACAAGGAACACTCGCGCAACCTTGCGAACGAGTGGACCCGCCACGCGAAATGGTTGGCCGCCGCAAGCACGGACGACTTCCTCACGAAGTTTGGCCATGAGTTTTCCCGCATTGCGAGAGGGCATATCACTGAAGACAGTGAAAGCGTCCTCACGAAGACGGTCGACATGCACCGGCGGCACGGCGCGGCCGTCTTGAGTGTCCTCGGTAGGACAATCAGCGAGCATTTCGCAGAATTGGCAGAGCAGACCTTTCCGGCCACGTCTCTCATCCGCACTTGGGTGGGGAGTTCAGATTCGCCGCTCGCAGAAGGCGCCGTGATTGAAACGATTGTGGGTGGGGACGGAGGCGAGTGGGATGTCGAGGCGCCTCCTACTGATTACGTTCCTGATCCCGCGGGGCCGTTGCGCGTTGCATTCCTCCAAGAGGGAAAGCGTTATGTCGTAATCGTTCAGGGATTGGGCAGGGTTTCCGGCGCTCCGGCCCGTGTTCCTCATGCACTTCGTAGCTACCTCGAGACTGATCGGGCAGCTGGGCTCTCTCCACAAGATCACCGCTATGTTCATTTGGAGCGGGTCAGTGAACTGGCTGATCTCGGGCTTGCCACGCCGCGACAGTACGTAAATCGGTGCCGGAAGGAACTCGCAAAGAACTACCGGGACATCCATGGACACGAACCAAACGCAGCCCTTCTGATCCAGAACAAGGTGTCAAAGGGCCATCGTCTCGATCCGACAATCGTGATCGTCGAATCGGCTGACTAGTGTCGGGCGTGGCACCTGCGAACTCCGGAGCGTTTGTCACATCAACCTGGGTATTGTCACACCATTTCCCTTGACCAGCGCGAAACCCGCGAAAGGACCTGATTTCTGTCACGCCGTGGCGCTCGTTGTCACGTCGCACGAAGTGCCCGGTGAATTCGAAAGCCTTACAAAGATTGCAGAGGCTTCGAAAGCGAGCAGAATTGATGAACCCGAAGAATTCGATCGTCCAGCAAGTCGACGACCCGCTTGCCCTGATCCGGGAGAGCGACGTCGCTGAGCGCTGGAAGAAGTCCCTCCGCACGTTACAACGCTGGAGGGCCGAGGGCTATGGACCGGCATATCTCCGCATTGGTGGCTCGATTTTCTATCGTGTCAGCGATGTCGTCGCGTTTGAAGATCGCGCTCGGCGCGGCGGGGAATGCTGCTGATGACTGCGTATTCCAATCAAACCGAGCTGCCGCCGATCGACGCCGACGCCATCAGAACCTTCTGCGACGTGCTCTTCGGCTACCTGGATGGGTTTGTGCCGATCAGGGTGCTGTCCGAGACGGGGACGACTGTTCAGACGCCGCACGTCGAGTTTCCGCACGTCCCTGCGACCGCCGACCGACTCATCAGGATCGCGCCCCGCGCTGCGGAGGCATTCCGGGGTCTCTACGTCGTTCCCGGCACTGTCCAGACAACCGGTTCCGCAAAAGCGCACGACATCGCCCAGACCGGCGTTGTCCTCGTCGATCTCGACACCGGCGATATCGGTGCGGCCCGGGATCATCTCGTCCGGTATCTCGGCCCGCCCACCATCGAAGTGGCATCGGGAGGACTGACTGAGGTCGGCCAGAAGAAACTCCACCTCTACTGGAGATTGACCGAACCCGCCGAAGGCGAAGATCTGATCACAGTTGCTGCTCTCCGCGCGGCGATTGCGGCGAAGGTCGGTGGCGATGGCTCCTTTGGCAGCATCCACCAGCCGATCCGCGTGGCCGGATCGATCCACGGCAAGAACGGCAAGCGGTCTCCTGTCCGGCTGCTCGCGCACGTCCCGGTCGAATATGACCTAAAGGATCTCGCGGATGCGGTAGTCGCGATGCCCGCGATCGCGAGCCATGAGATCGGCGTGGATCCCGTCCTGCATGACACGCACGGCCCATCAGCGAAGGACCTCGCGACCCAACGGGTTCGCGCGGGTGGTGCGGACGGGATCACGCGCTTCGAGGCCATGTCGCGGGTCATCGGACACTGGCTACGGAACGTGAGGAGCGGCCGGTGCAGCATCGAGGGGTCCCTCGTTGCAGTTCTTGAGCACAACACCACGATGATTGACCCGCCGTGGGACGAGGCGCGGGTGCGCCGCGAGTTCGACGCGCTTCTCAAGCGGGACATCGAGAAGAACGGGCCGATGCCATACGGCTCGCCAATGGATGCAGGAGCGGGTGGCGATGCGCTGGCCGGCGTCCCCCCGAAACACAGCGATGACGCGCTCGCGGCGGTCTTCGTCGCACGACACGGGTCCATGACCCGCCGTGTCGAGACCTGGGGCTCGTGGTTCGTCTGGAGCGGAAGGGTCTGGGAACGAGATGAGACAGGTTCCACCCGGGAGATGATGCGGCAAGTTTGCCGCACGGCAGCCTCAACTGCGGACAACCCCAACCACGCGCGACGCATCGCCAGCGACAAGACCATTGCCGCTGCGCTGAGGATCGTTGGAAGTGATCCCTCGATTGCCACGCGGACGGCGGAGTGGGACGCGCACGCGATTCTGCTGAACACGCCGGCCGGCATTGTCGATCTCGACACAGGCGAGATTATTGCGCACGACCCGAGTCTGCTCTTGACCCAGATCACGTCCGCGTCTCCGGGCACGGAGTGCCCGCGATGGCTCGGCTTCCTGGTGACCATCACTGGAGGCGACCGGGATCTGCAGGCGTATCTCCAGCGCCTCGCCGGCTACTGCCTCACCGGGCAGACCTCGGAACAGGTGTTTGCCTTCCTCCACGGCACCGGCGCTAACGGAAAGTCTGTGTTCCTCGGGACGATCGCACGCGTCCTTGGCAGCTACGCGGCGACGGCAACTCTCGACACCTTCATGGCGTCGAAGTCGGAGCGCCACCTCACCGAACTCGCCGGGCTTCGGGCGGCCCGCCTCGTGATCGTACCGGAGACCGAAGCCGGTCGCGCCTGGTCGGAAGCCCGCATCAAGATGGTCACCGGGGGCGAAAGCATACGGGCGAACTTTATGCGCTGCGATCACTTCGAGTTTCGGCCACAGTTCAAGCTCGTCGTCATGGGCAACCACCGCCCGGCGATCACAAGCGTCGGGGAGGCGATGCGCCGCCGTCTTCACATGGTGCCCTTCGCGGTCACCATTCCGGAGGATGCGCGGGACGGAACACTCCAGGACAAACTGATTGAAGAGCGGGACGGCATCCTTGGTTGGATGCTGGAAGGCTGCGCTGAGTGGCGCAGACATGGGCTGATGCCTCCGCCTTCTGTTGCGGAGGCCGCCAAGGACTACTTCGCAAGCGAGGATCTGGTTGGGCAGTGGTTCGTCGAGTGCTGCAGCGCGGAGCCTGAAGCCTGGACGGCATCCACCCGCCTTTTTGCTTCGTGGAGGGATTGGGCCGACGCCCTTGGCCACCCTGCCGGCTCCAGCAAGGCACTTGGTGAAGCACTTCGTAGCCGAGGCCTCTCGGACGCAAAGTCACGTGGCGTCCGGGGCTGGCAGGGGATTTCGCTCATTCGAAACGGCACCGCCGCCGAGGTCGCGATATGAATCCGCTCCACCCCTCCCACCTGTCCCCGCTCGAGCGCCGCCGCGAGCTCTGCACGATCCTTGCCCGCGGCGTCGTTCGCCTTCGCCTGCGACAGTCAAGCGGACTATCTGCCGACACCGGAGAGAGTTCTCTTCACTCCGCGCCCGACCGGAGCGGTCATGCAACCCGGATCAATCGGAGAACCACATGACCAGCCACGACCCCATTCCCGCGCTCCTAGCCGCGCTGAAGACCACGCCGACGCCAGACCTGAAGGCGCAGTGGCGCGAACTGTTCGACAGCGAGCCACCGCCGTTCAACCGGCGCTACCTTGAGAGCCGCCTCGCCTACCGCATCCAGGAACTGGCCTATGGCGGGCTCAAGCCTGAGACTGTCCGGCGGCTTGAGCGGCTGGGTGAGGAGCTGGACGGCGGTGACCGCAAGAAGAGCCGCATCCGCGCGGACCACATGCCGATCACCGGAACGCGGCTGATCCGCGAGTGGCAGTGCGTCGAGCATGTTGTCACCGTCACCGCGGACGGGTTCGAATGGCAGGGACGGCCCTACAAGTCGCTCTCCGCCATCGCCCGCGCGATTACCGGCACCCGCTGGAACGGCTGGGTCTTCTTCGGCCTCAGGAACCACCGGAGGAGCGCATGACCGAAAAGATCGTCCGCAAGCTCCGCTGCGCCGTCTATACCCGCAAGTCCTCCGAGGAGGGGCTCGAGCAGGAGTTCAACTCGCTCCACGCCCAGCGGGAGGCCTGCGAGGCCTACATTGCCAGCCAGCGGTCCGAGGGCTGGGTGCTGGTCCGCGATCAGTACGACGACGGCGGCATCTCCGGGGGCACACTGGACCGCCCTGCCCTGCAGCATCTGCTCACCGACATCGAGGACGGGCTGATCGACGTGGTCGTGGTCTACAAGATCGACCGGCTCTCGCGCTCGCTCATGGACTTCTCGAAGCTGGTCGAGGTGTTCGATCGCAATGGCGTCACGTTCGTCTCCATCACGCAGGCATTCAATACCACGACCTCCATGGGCCGGCTGACGCTCAATATCCTCCTGTCCTTTGCACAATTCGAACGGGAGGTGACCGCCGAGCGCATCCGTGACAAGTTCCGCGCGAGCCGGATGAAGGGCATTTGGATGGGGGGCAACCCGCCGCTCGGCTACGACGTCGGAAACCGCAAGCTGGTGGTGAACCCGGTCGAGGCCGAGCAGGTGCGCTGGATCTTCGCGCGTTTCATCGAGATTGGCTCGGGCACGGTGCTGGCTAATGAGGCAACCGCGCGCGGGATCACCAGGAAGAGCGGGAAGCCGATCGACAAGAAGGACCTCTATCGGATCCTCAACAACCGGGTTTACATCGGTGAGGCGGTCTACAAGGGCGACAGCTATCCCGGCGAGCATGACGCCATTGTTGACGCCGCTACATGGGACAAGGTCCACACCATCCTGCAGGTGAGCCCGCGGCAGCGCGCCGCACGAACCCGGGCCGAGACGCCCGCGCTGCTGAAGGGGCTACTGTTTGGCCCTGATGGCGCAGCGTTCTCGCCCACCCATACTCGCAGGGGCGGCAAGCTCTACCGCTACTACGTCAGCCAGACGGTGTTGAAGCATGGCGCTGGTTCGTGTCCGATCGGTCGCGTCCCCGCGGGTGAGATCGAGGCGGCGGTCATCGACCAGTTGCGTGTTGTCTTCCGCCAGCCCGAGATCGTGGCGGGCACGTGGAAGGCGGCGCGCGCCCATACCGCCGATATCACCGAGGCGGCCGCCCGCGCTGCTCTGCAGCAGTTCGACCCGTTGTGGGACGAACTGTTCCCCGCCGAGCAGGCGCGGATCGTGGCGCTGCTGGTCGAACGGGTCGACATAGGCACGGACGGGCTGGACGTAAGCCTGCGCGTGGACGGTCTCGGCGGTCTCGCGCAAGAGACGCTAGCCGGAGACATGGGAGCAGCCGCATGACCCGCGGTGCGCCTATCCCCGAGACTGTGACGCTCCACGTGCCGTTCCGCGTCGTGAAGCGTGGCGGACGGAAGGAGATGCAGTCACCGGAAGGCGCCACGCAACCGCGGAGGACGGACAACACGCTGGTCAAGGCGCTGGGGCGCGCGTTCCGCTGGAAGAGGATGCTGGAGTCGGGCGAGTTCGCCACCATCGCCGAACTAGCCGATCGCGAGGGGATCGCGCCCTCCTACATGACCCGCGTCCTGCGCCTCACGCTGCTCGCGCCCGACATCGTCGAAGCGATCCTCGACGGGAAACAGGGATCGGAGGTGACGCTGGCGCGGGTACTGGAGCCCTTTCCGATGGAATGGCATGCACAGCCTCGTTGACGGGAGTGAGTGCGTGCTCTTTGCATCGAAGGCATCTCAGAATCCGGTGCGTCTTGGTTCACCGCTCCAAGAGTTGAGCGCACCCGGCTGCTTGGAGAGCCTCCGCACAGGCGTCCATCTCGGCCGAGGCACGTGTCGGATCGTCAGCCTCGCCACGCGGCACGAACAGCACGAGACCAGCCCGCGCCCGCGTGAGTAGCACGCGGTAGCCATTCAGCCGAAAACGCTGCTTTTCCGAGTCTCGCGCAATCTGCCATCGAGGCGCACGCATCATGCGCGGAAGCCAACCCTGGTCGGTCCAAATCAGGTCGCCGCCCCAACACAGACAGGCGTAATCCAACTCGAGTCCCTGGCACCCGAACTCGCTCATCGGGGTCTCAAGCGCCCCGGCGCTGCGGAAATCCGTGAAGGGCTTCAAGAACCAGTGGCCGATTGGGTGCAACTCATTCGATCTCGGCGCAGGCGGCACTCCGTCACCGACTAGGCGGACCGCGCCAGAACTCGCGAGCAGGCCGACCGTCCGACCACCCCGCCGCCGTTGACGGAGCCATTGCTTCGCTACGGAGAGCTCACGCGTTATCAGTGCCGGCGGGGCATCCATTCTAGCAGCCAGGGCCCTCGCCTCCGCAACGTCGCCAACCAGAAGGTGCGCCACCCACTGGGCATGAAGTGGATTTCGATACGCCCGGATTGCGTTCGCAAGGTGCAATGCCGGCTCGCGGCGAACCTCGACCCCGCCGAGTCCGCCCTCCGCGAACATGCCGGAACCGGGCACGTCCGGCCCGCCGTCAACCGCCTGGGGCGCGGCTACAACACGCCAACGACTACCCGCGCTCCGCGCCGCCCGTAGAGCTTCCCCCCAGAGTGCGAGGCCACCTTCCCCGCGATTTATCTCTTGGCCAGGACCAACCAGGCAGACCAGGCAGGCCCAGTCCAAGCGGTCGAGGATCTCTAGAAACAGTTCGGGCTCGGAACTCGGCCGGCCCATGAGTTCCTTGCCGACCTCGGCATCCCAAGCGCGCTGTGCCTCGTCGAAGACGATCACATGCTCCGGCGGCGGCGCCCCGTCTGTGTGCTCCTTCAAGTATCCAAGCAGGTTCTGAATGGCTGCGTCAGCGAAACGTCGCGCTTCGGTCTTCGGCATCACGCCGCGCGCGGCGCTGTCTTCCGCCAGAGCCTCAGTTAGAACATGGACCAGTGGTCGGTTACCCGAGAGAAGCGCCGCAGGACGGCTCCCCGATCGACTCTTGAGTGCGAGGTCCAAGCCGAGCAGCGTCTTGCCGGCGCCAGGTGCGCCGGTCACAAAGCAGACAACTTTGGCGCGCGCCGCCTCAGCATCAGCAGCGATTTCTTGCAGTGCCGCTGCCGCAGCCTGCAACTCTGCATCGGCCGCGTCGCCGCGCCCAATGTCTGCGATCTCGTGCCCGGCATAGAGCGCCTGCGCAGCCTCTACGATGTTGGGGGTCGGCCGGTACGGTGAGTAGTCGAACCCGTGCGCGTCAATGGTGGCAGCATTCGGATCGACATGAGCCTGCAGCACCACAAACGCGTCGGCGAGCGTCGCCGCATTGACCTCCATTAGGGTGCCGACGCCTTCGATCAACGTAGTCGCTGGCGGCCTCGCCCGAGCCCGCTCGGCGCAAAGGATCGGCAAGATAAGCCGCTGCTGTGAAGCCTGGTGGAAATCGCTGAGGGATTGAGCGTAGCGTTCAGTCTGGACGCGATCGACGCCCTGAAACCCAGCCGCGTTGATCTTGAATTCGATCACACCTACGACTCCGGGCGCGAGAACTACCGCGTCGATCCGTTTTCCGAGCCGCAGCAGTGGGATTTCGAGGAGCAGCTGCCAGTCGTCGCAGAGCGAGCCGAGCTTTGCGAAGGTCTCCTTCAGGATTTCGATTTCGCGCGCCCAGGCACGAAGCTGCTCGGCCTCGGCGGCAGCATGGAAGGCGACGTGGCGGGAAGAAAGCCGTCCAATGATCGCATCGTCATCGGTAATACGAAACTCTGCGACAGGCGCCGCGTAGAATGAGCGGCCCGTGCGACGGTCTGGTGTCGTTGGCTGTTCACCCAGGCTAGAGGATACATTCATTGTGGGCTAAGGCGCTTTACCATCAAGCGTAGAGCCTATCACGAGACGCTCGCGCTCGAACAGCCGCGCCCCACTGTCGCGTCGAAACGAATCCAGGCGCAAAAGACGCTGACGCGCGCCTTCCGCTGGAAGCGGACTCCATGAACCACGGCCATTGCCGAACTAGCCGAACGAGAGTGGATCGCGCCCTCCTACCTCACGCGGTTGCTGCGGCTTGCGATGCTCGCAGCGGACATCGTCGAGTCAATCCTGGACGGGAAGCAGGGACCGGAGGTGACGCTGGCGCAGTTGATCGAGCCGTTCCCGCTGGAGTGGGGCACGCAGCCAATGCATCTCGGGCGGATCAGTTGAAGCGGCCATTCGCAGTTAGCGCGGCGATCGGCTACTCCGAGCCCGGAGGAGACCTTGGTGTCAGACGCAGCATTCGACGTGATGGGCGGAGCGGGGACCATCACTGCGACGCCGATGAAGGTCTGCTCACACACCGGCCCAAGCGGTTCCGGACACCCCACTACTTGTGGCAATGCCTCGAGTCCGGATAGCGGAGTGAAGATGTCCGCGTACACACCGTTTGGTCCCTCAAGGTGAGCGCGCAGGTGCCAGGGGCATGAACCAGGGCCAGCCGGGACAGGCAGAACGGGCCCTTCTTCGCGACGTGTGTAGCCATGAGCTGGTAACGCTCAATTAGTGCAGTTCTGCTACGACGGATGATAGCTCAGCAGTAGCCGGTCCAGCCGTAGCCTTGGGTGCATAGGGATGAGCCGCCACAAGTGGCTGGCCTACGAACACTGTTTCGACTGGCGATACATGGGGCTTCTGCGCTCTTGATAAACAGCAAGAATACCCTCACGGCAAGCTTCAGTGAATCCGTTCTCGAGCTTTTCGCAGGCCGGACAAAACCATCGGCCACTGGCCTTGACCAACTTCCTGACCGCCTCGACAAACCGGATCACTTTCTTGGTCCTGATAAACCTTACTCAGAAGTTGACAGTGAAGTAATCTGTCCGGATGGATGCAATGCGTTCTTTGACGTCATCGTTGCCTTGGAGGATGAAGCTGCACGCCTGCAGCTCAATCTTCTGGCCACTACCCTTGAGTATGCCATGGATGCTTGCCTAATGGAGCAGAAAAGGCTTCGTCTCAATGCCGATCCGTTTCTCTCAGGTTTTTGGAGAGCAGAATCAACGCCTTCGCCGAGCTCTTCTGGGCGATTGATCTCATTCAAATCAGCGCGCGTCACCCAAGAACTCGCGAGCCCCTGACCTGAGTGATGTCCTCAGCTCTTGCGGATCTGAGACGACGTCGGTGATAACGCGGAAATCAGACCAAGGTCGAGCATAAGCGCCTCCTGCGCTCGGAGCACAGCCTCAGCAGACTCCGGAAGATTGTTTCTCTTACAGAAATCTGCAATTTCCTGAAGATCTTCGAGGATCCGTTCTAGATCTCTTTCCAT